TGAATATAAAACAATATTATTCAACATTACTGTGGAAATAACATCTGGAATAATAGAAAAGGCAAATACAAAGGAGCCAAAATATAGTGATACTAAATATCAATATGCTACGAGTATTGAGAAAAGGATAACAAACACAGAAATAATTACCAATAAACAAGAAGGCAAAATTCAAGAAATAATTGAGGAACAACAAGGTGCGACTTCAAGAATGAACTATATGGAATCAACTATTGATGAAACAACAAGAACTATATCCGATTACAAAAAAGAAACAGACAATCAACTAGCAGAATTTCGAGAAAGTTTAGAGGGTTTGAATATAAACCTAAAAAACAATAGTGGTAATAATATTTTTTATTATGATACTGAATTTTGGAATGGAGATGCTATTGAAAGTTATACAAATACTGACACAAAGAAAAATACTGTAAGCGGAATGGGTTACAAATTATCAATAGGAAAAGTATCACAAGAGGCAACAGTAAAAAATGATATATATACAATTTCATTCTTATATAGAAACACAAATCAATTAGACAATACAACTGTTAATATTAATGGAATAGCAGAAAAATTAGGCTATACTGGTTCAGATTGGAGAGAATATACAAAACAAATAAAAGTTACAGATAATAGAATAATACTTGAATTTGAAACAGATACAAACGATGTAATAGATATTGCCGATGTAATGGGAAATATAGGATATGAAAAACAAGCATGGTCTCAAAATCCTAATGAAACTCATACAGATACCGTTGATATTGGTAAAGGAATAAAAGTAAAATCAAGCACAACAAATACAGAATTAAATGCTGACTCTGATGGAATTAGAGTTATAAACACAAATACGAGTGATGTTGTTGCAGAATTTACTGACAAAGGAATGGAAACTGAAGAAATGGTGGTTAGAGGAAAAGCTCGAATATCTGGTTTGTTATTTCAAGAAATTGAAACACAAACATGGATATCAAAATTATAGGGAAAGGAGGATTTTAGAGAATGGCAACAAGTGGTTCATTTAATACTGGTTCAGTAGGAAATTTTTATTTTACATTTGATTGGTATAGGACAGGCTATAATAGTTCAAGAAATGAGCATTATATCCATTATACACTTACTGCACATAATAGACCAGGATATTACAGAACTGTTTATTTAAAAGAATTATGGGTTGCAGGAACTAGAGTATTATACGAAGCGGGAACATCTGGAAATGGTAAATCGTATTATGATGGAGATGTAGTTAAATCCGGAGACATGACAATTGCTAGTTCTAATAGTGCTGGAGATGGTTCTTTTAGTGCATCGTTTGATGCTGGTGTTGGTAGTTATCCAAGTTCTAACTGTAGTGGTAGTGGTAGCTGGAATCTTGATAGAATACCAAGAAACCTCGATAGTATTAGTATATCAGAAAGAGCAAAAGGGTGGAATTACATTCAAGTTAATTGGTCATGTAGTCCTAAAAGAGACTGGACACAATATTCATTAAATGGTGGAGCATGGACAGATGCTGGAGATACTGTTGCAAGTGATGGAAAATCTGGTTGGTTCAATATTGGTGGATTATCAGAAAACACAAAATATACAGTTAAAGTTAGATTAAGAAGAGCTGATAGCGGATTATGGTCAGAGTCAAACACATTAACAATCACAACACCAAGTGGACATACATCTATTACACAATTTGTTGTAAATAAAGTTACTGGTAGAAGTGACCAATTAAAAATAACTTGGGCTGCTGGAAACGCATGTGATTATGGTTGGTATTCTATTGACAATGGTAAAACATGGGTAGGTGGATTAAGTTATCCAGACCAAATCATTAATGGTTTAAGTGGCGGAACATCATATAGTGTAAAAATAAGAGTTAGAAGGCAAGACTCTCAAATGACAACCGATAGTGGAACAGTTACACAAACGACATACACACAAACAAAATTTACTAAAAACAATGTAAATCATGTTAGTGGTTATAATGGTTTGAGCCAATTACAAGTAGAATGGGCGACAAATATAACTATTCAAAAATTAGAGTTGTCTTTGAATGATGGATCTAGTTGGACAGATAAAGGAAATCCAAATAGTACAAGTGGAAATTTCACAATTACAAGTCTTTCAATGAATACATACTATAATATAAAGTTAAGAGCAACAAGTAAAGATGGTTCTGTTGTAGTTACTACTGGAACGATAAAACAGAATACTTATAATAAAGTAACTGGTAATTTATATAAAAATGGTACAAAATTAAATGTTACAACTGGAATACAGATAACAACTACAGATGAATTGGAATTTAAAGATATTTCTAATCCAGCTGGTTGTACTTATAAAATATATTTTGAAACACCAGATAATACAAGAAGAATTACACAAAGCTCAACAAAATTGACTGCTGCACAAATACAGAGTATGTTTCAATATCTACCTAATAGCAATGTACAAGAATTTAATGTTGGAATTGCGACAATGAATGGTAGTACTGAAGCACAATATGTTGATTTTTATGGAAATCTTGTAATAACCAATTCAAATCCTACTTTCAATAATTTTACATACGAGGACACAGATGCAACTTGTAAGGTATTAACTGGAGGAAATCAAGGGATAATAAAAGGTTATTCAGATGTAAAAATCAATATTTCCAATGCAAATAAAGCAATTGGAAAAGATTATGCAACTATAAGTAAATACAGAGTAGTTATTGGAGAAAAACAAAAAGAAATCGCTTATTCTAGTTCATCAAATGTTAGTGGACAAATAGATAATGTTGTTAATAATGTTTTTACTGTCTATGCGATAGACTCAAGAGGAAATTCAACTGCTAAACAAATTAGTCCTAGTGCTTTTTATGATTATTCAAATATAAAAATCACAAAAGCAGAAATTGCAAGAACTAATGGTGTTGGCAAAGAAACAGAATTGTATTTTGAGGGGCAATACTGGAATCAGTCTTTTGGGAATATTACAAATGGAATAGTAGAATGTTATTATGAATATAAAACAACATCTTCTAATCAATGGGTTAGAGGAACAACAACATTGAATTTAACATTTGAGGGTAGCAAATTTATATTTAGAGGACTTATAAAAGGCGATGAAGGTGCAGAAGGATTTTCAGTAACTAATAATTTTAATGTTAGAGTATTTGTCAAAGATAGATTATCACAATCTACATTTGATTTAATACTTGGCTCTGGTACCCCACAACTTGCCGTAGCACAAGAAGGTGTTGCAGTAGGTGGAATGTATAGAGCTGATTTAGGAGAGGGTTTACAAATATGGGGTAAACTCTTTTTAAATGGTCAAGAAATTACAAATTGAAAGGAGATTTAAAAAATGTCAATTAGAACAGCTTTTTTAGGATTATTTAAATGGAATACTTCAGATGATGAAGATTTAAATAGCAATTTCGACATTGACACTGCTATGAATGATAACTGGGATATGATTGATGAGGCAGTAAGCAATTTAGATGGAAATAAGGTTGATAAGGTTGCTGGTAAACAATTATCTACAGAAGATTATTCAACAAATGAAAAAAACAAATTAAATGGTATAGCAAGTGGAGCACAGGTCAATGTTTTAGAAAATCTTACTATGGGAGGACAAGCATTAGAAAAAAATAACAAAACAATAGAAATAAAGGATCCCGAAGTAACAAATGCGAGACAATCTACTGCAAAAGGAAAAACATTTGAAAGTGTAGATGCTCGTATTGAAGAATTAGAAGCGGATGTTGATAACATAGAAACAACAAGAGGTCATGTTTATGGAATTAGAAGAAAAATAACAAGTAATTCTAGTTCTGCATGGGAGAGATTATTCGATAGCATTGGAAAAACTGCTACTGCCACAAAGAATGGTGGAACAGTACAAAATGATTTCGATAACTTGGCTCCTTGGTCTGAAATAAAATCATGTAATTATGATTTAACGACTAAAAAAATAAATGCTTGGTTTGGAGATGCAAACTTCAAATTTGATGGAACAAATGGAGATGTATTTACTCATATTCCAAAAACATATTGGAAAATCTATCAAGAAAATGATTACGATTATGTATTATTGGCAGATTATCCAAGAGCTGGTTTTATGGAAGTAGATGGTTTCTTTATTGGTAGATATAATGGTTCTGTTGTAAATGATGTTTTACATACATATAGCGGATTAGTTCCAACAACAAGTAAAAACAGAGGTCAATTTAGAACATTGGCAAATGCACTTGGAAATAATTTCTCTCAATTAGATTGGAGATATTTAGTTTTGCAAATGTTATATTTAGTAGAATATGCAACTTATAATTCTCAAAGTGCATTAGGTAATGGTATTCAAAGTCGTAAATATGTAAAAACAATTGTTGCAGAAAATAATACAAATAGAGCAATAATTGGAAGTGCTTCTGGATATTATGTAGGACAAATTATAAGAATTGGTACTTCAGATGGAGGAACACAAGTTGCAGATGCAAGAAAAATTACTGCAATTGAGGCTTATGATGAAGATGGTGTTACTGGGGCAGCACTAACTTTTGATGGAGCAGCAGTTAATATAGCAGTAGATAACTTTGTTTGTACAATGGCACAAATTACTGGCCAATGTGATGATTTAGGAATGAAATCTGGTTGTATAAACAATGATGGTTACCATTCTATGATTTATAGAGGTGTTGAAAATTTATTCGCAAATATATGGCAATTTGTTGATGGAATAAACATAAAAGATAGACTTGCATATATTTGTAAGGACCATTCTCAATATGCAGATAATGTATTCGCAGATCCATATAAGCCATTAGCTTATACAAATGCAGATGCAAACGGATATGTTAAAACACTTGGATTAGATGTAGATGAGCCATTCTTCAGATTTCCTACAGAAGTCGGTGGAAGTACATCTACATATATGGCAGACTACTATTACCAAAACACAGGAAACAGGGTTGCTCGTGTTGGTGGTTCTTTCAACAATGGGGCTTACGATGGCTTGTGGTATTGGGATTTCGGCAGCGGCTCTTCGTATGCGGGTTGGTACATCGGTTGTCGTGTTCTTATTGATAACCAGTAAAACGGGGGTTTGGGGGTGGTCAACCCCCATAATATTAAAAAAATCTATAAAATCATATTATATATAGACTTTATATAAAGGCTGATATAGTTAAAATAAAATTAAAAATATGCTATTATCATTTCAAACACAATTGAAAATATAGGGATTTGATGTGTGCTATGCCGAGCTTCACTTTCGGTTTCGAGGGTTGCTCATGTTGGTGGTAATTTCAACAATGGGGCTAACGATGGCTTGTGGTATTGGAATTTCAACAACGACTCTTCGAATGCGAATTGGAACATCGGTTGTCGTGTACTTATTTTTGAAATAATAATTATAACATTACACATCATTTTCCAGAGCCCTTGCTCGAAATAGAGTCGCAACTGGATTGGATTAGTAAGCCCATTATGGTTTGAAAGTCCGATAGACAAAAATAAGAAATTATTATATTACCAGAGGTGTGTTATGAAAAGAAAAGGCAATTTTTACTATGATATTTGCAATAAAGATAACATCAAAAAAGCAATAATTGAGGCAGCAAAAGGGAAAAAAGATAGAAGAAATGTGGCAAGGATAACAGAGAATATTGATAAATATGTCGATATTCTTTTTAATATGCTATCTAAAAAAGAAATACAATTATCTCCATATAAGAAAATGACAATACATGATGGTGCAAACAAAAAAGAGAGAATTATTTTCAAACCAGCATTTTTTCCAGACCAGTGTATTCATTGGTCATTAATGTTACAATTACAACCACTTTTACAAAAAGGGATGTATGAATATTGTTGTGCTAGTGTACCAAATAGGGGGATACATTATGGCTCAACATATATAAAAAGAATATTAAAAGATGACAGAAAAAACACAAAATATTGCTTAAAATTAGATATAAAAAAATTTTATCCTAGCATTGATAAAAATGTGTGCAAGAGAAAATTCAGAAGAATAATAAAAGATTATGATGTAATAGATTTAATTGATACCATAATTGATAGTAGTAGTGAGAGTGGATTACCTATTCGGTAATTTCACAAGTCAATGGTTTGCAAATTTTTATTTGCAAGATTTGGATCATTTCATAAAAGAAAAAATGAAAGTGAAATACTACTTAAGATATATGGATGACATGGTTTTATTTGGTAGAAACAAAAAAGAATTACACAAAATAAAACATGCAATAGATGAATTTTTAAAACCAGAGGGATTAAAATTAAAAGACAATTGGCAATTATTTAAAGTCGATTCTAGACCTTTAGATTTTTTAGGATATAGATTTTATAGAGGATATACAACATTGAGGCGAAGCAACTTTCTTCGAATTAAGCGAAGAGTTAAAAAAATTGTAAAACGAGGTTATATAAGGCTAACAGATGCCTATTCTATGATTTCATATCATGGGTGGCTATCTCATTGTGATAGTTTTAATTATAAAAATAAATATATTAAGCCTTATAAAATCACATTAAAAAAATGTAAAGGAGTGGTAAGCAATGGTAGAGGTAAACTTAAATTGTGAATCTGATAATAGACCAGATGAATATGCTATTGAAAATATACTAGATGGAAAGTGTGATATTGTATTATATGATAATATTGAAGAACATTCAAAAGAAGAAGATGGCGAAACAAGAACATACTATACTTACGATATATACAGAATAGTTAAAAATAATTATAGAGATACATTAGAAAATGACTTGTCTAATGAAACTGGATTTTTAGTATGGTTAAATTTTGCAAAAGAGCAATATGAAAATCAAGCTGAAGAAGTATCATTGGAAGAAAGGCTTTCTACTGCCGAAGCAGTAATTGCTGAAATTTTAGGTATGGAGGTATAGTCTATGAGTGCGATAGTAAAATTTTATGTATTACAAATAAAAATGAAAAAAATGACAATAGATGATGTTCCTTTAAAATGGAGGGAGCAAGTAAGAGAAGAATTAGAGAAAGAGTCTGAATAAGGCTCTTTTTTAATATCTACGAAAGGAGAAAAACAATGGAATTGTTGGAAGTTATTAAAGCCGTATTTCAATATGGTCGGCACGATAATAATGGCTGCATTATTCGTGTGGGTGTTTATCCAGGATAAGACAAAAAACAATAAAATGCTGGAAGATAACACAAAAATGCTCCAAGTTTTAACGGAAAGCAATAATAATATTGCAAAGTCATTAGATATAATTGCAAACAATTTAGTGACCATAGATAGTAAAGTTGATAGAAACTATCAAGAGTCATTAAAGGAAAGGAGTAAATTATGAAAAAGAAAATTTTAATAGCATTAGCCTGTATAATTGCAGTAGCTGGTGTTCTTTGTGGTATATATTTACCAAATTCAGAAATAAACAATACTATAAAAGATGTTCAGAATATTGTAACTGAACAAATTGAAATCGAGCAAGAGAAAGAAAAACAAAATATTATAATTACAAATGAAACTCAAGAAATTGTTGAAGAAACAATTGAAAAAGTCGATAATGGAGAGGACATTTCAACAACAGAAATAATTGAGAGTTCTGAAGAAGAGGAAGTTGATATTACTGATGAGGGAGCATTAGAAACCGATGCAGTAATAGAGCAAGAAAATATTAGTTATAATGGGGATAGCACAGGCGATGGGCTATCTCTTTTAGGTGCATATCAAGGATTAACATATTATTCACAAGCTGATAGTAGATGGGCTAGTGTAATGTATTCTAGTATTGGAGATAGTTCACAAACAATGAAATCTAGTGCATGTGGACCTACTTCAGCAGCTATTGTTGTAAGTAGCTCAAAAGGTGCAATATTACCTACTACAATGGCAAATTTAGCAGTAGCAAATGGATATAGGACATCAAATAATGGTACGGCATGGGCATATTTCCCATTTGTAGCTGACTATTTTGATTTTAATGAATATTATACAACATCAAGTTTTAATACAGCAATGGAGTATTTAAAAACAGATAAAGACAAAGATGGAAATGCAGATTATTATATAGTATGCTCATGTGGAAGTGGACTTTTCACTTCTGGAGGACATTATATTGCATTGGTTGCAAATAATGGGGGAACAATAACTGTATATGATCCATATTTGTATTCTGGAAAATTCAATACTGCATCAAGAAGAAATGCTGGTGTAGTTGTAAGTGGGAATAGTGCTTTCGTAAGTGAGAGCTCATTTAAAAACTATGCAAATTATAGATACTTTTGGATTTTCTCAAATGATAAAGGTAGTGGAAATTCAAATAAAAATACAAATACTGAAAATACAACATCAGTAAATTATACAAGATATGTTGCAACTCAAAGCTCAAATCTAAATGTTAGAACTGGAGCTTGGGGAACTGTAATAACATCATTAAGAAAAGGAACAGAAGTAACTGTTGTAGAAACAGATGGAGCATGGAGTAGAATAACAAGTCCAGTAAATGGATGGGTAAGTACGGGATATTTATCAAGTACATCTCCAACTGGAGAAATAACAACTACTACGACCTCTGGAATGCCAACAAGTGGCACAGTAAGAGTAAATACATCATTAAATGTAAGAACAGGACCAGGAACACAATATAAATATGTAAAAAGTTTATATAATGGAAACAATGTATATATTTATGAAAGTAGAAATGGTTGGTACAGAATAGGAACTAATTTATGGGTATGTGCAAAATATGTAAATACTTCAAATTCAGTTCCAAGTTCATCAAATTATAGTACAAGTATTGGAAGTTATTATAGACTAAAATATAATACTACATTATATAAAAATGGAAATTTGAGTGGAACAACCTATTCTTACCTAGCAAAAACACAAATAAAGGTCATTTCTCATTATTCAAATAGCATAGATTACATATATGTGCCTAAAACTGGTAGATATGCTTATTGTAAGGTTCAAGCCTTTAAATAGGTAAGTTATTGAATAAAAAATAAAAAAGGCTTAAAATCAATTCTCATGGGTTGATTTTTAACAATACCAGAAGAAAATATAAAAAACTTCTGGTATTGTTATTATGCCGTAAAAAAATTACGGTATTTTTTTCAATTTGTTTTGAATATCTAATAAAATGTTGAATGATTGTTGAAAAGTTGTATTATTCATGTCGAGTTCAGTAATTTTTTTTAATATTTTTTTAATCTCAACATTATTTGCATAATCAACAATATTAGAATTTTGTGGTAGATCATCTATCACTTTGTATTGTAGTTGCAAATTATCTAATTTTTTAGTATATTTTTCTAAAGAGGATATAGGAAATCCACATTTAATAATTTCAGGACTTAATGATGTGATTTTTAATCCTAATTTCTCATTTAGAATTTTTGCATCTTCATTTAAAATATTATAGAATATGCCGATTCTAAAAATATAAATCGAGGATGCATCTTTTTCTTTTAATTCATTATACTGCTTCAGTATTTTGCTCATGTTTTTCACTCTCCTTTTCATCTATCATTTCTAGTAGTTCTCCGAGGAGTACAACCAAAAGCTCTGCATAACATTTCAAGAGTATCAAAATGTATGCCATATAAATCTTTCTTGGTTAAATTTTTTAGAGACTGATAACTTCTTCCAGTTTGTACAGTTAACCAATAAAGTGATTTTCCATTTTCTTTCAGATATTCTTCGATTTTTAGATGTATCATATTAGCCTCCTTTCTATAATTGCAACTGTATATATTATAGAATGAAGTAAAATTTATTTTAACTATACTGTGTTTTATATAAAGTTGGGTGTATATATTGCAGGGTTATAATAATTGTGCTAAAATATGAATAAATAAAAAATGATTGGAGGCTTACGAATGCAAGTTCTATCACTCATTGATGAAGCACTAGAAAAATTACAAGATGGTAATTATACTGGTTGCGGAAACACATTAAAAAAATTAAAAGAAGATGTTATAAAAGCAAATCTAGACAAAGAATTGAATATTATAAATGATTTAGAAAATGATATAAAGTGAAAACATACTTTATATAAAGTCTAGAGGGGTTAAAAATATTTACATAATATGGTATAATATAATTAGCAAGAGAATATTCTCCGACTTTTAAAAGGAGGTAATATTAATGGAAGAAAAAGAATTGACACAAAGACTCATGAAGAAACAACCATTAAGATATAAATTGCTAATTATGATTAATAAAAATCTCATTCATGAGATATATAGGATGGCTTATATTGATTGCTATCAAAAAATAGATAAAAAATAGGATTTATCTACTTTTTATCTACTAAGTTGGAAATAACTGAATAAAACTGAACAAAATTACAGATAAAAAGTATTGATTTTATGCTATTTTAAGCAAACTGCGACAAAGGGATTTGATTTAAAACAAAACAGTAGGAAGCGGTGTTGTTGCCGATATATTAGAATAATAAATACAGTAATAGCAAGGGTTACAGAGATTTGTAGCACCTTGCTATTTTCTTATTTATCTACTTTTTATCTACTTAGTTTAGAATAGAGTCCATTAATTTTGTAGAATTTGCCTTTTTTTCTGGTAAACTATCTAAATATATTTCAGTTATTTTTATAGATGAATGACCTAGTAAATTCTTAATTGTAATTAAATCCGTTCCATGCATTAGTAATTGAGTTGCAAAAGTATGTCTTAAATCATGGAATTTTCTATATCTTAATCCAGCATTTTTTAATCTTCTTTGCCATTGTTTCAATAAATTTTTACTATTTATATATGTGTTATCTCTACCGAGGGAACACCATTGTATTAGTTCTTTCTTTATTTATAAGCATATTATAAACAGTATCATTCATTGGTATAGTTCTAATAGAGTTTTTACTTTTAGGCGATTGCAATTTCAAACTATAACTTCTTTTTTTCTTTTCATCATAATCTGCTGAATTACTTAAATTATGAATAATATGAATTAGTTTATTTTTAAAATCTAAATCAGACCATTGTAATCCTAGAATTTCGCCTTGCCTCATTCCTGTTGCGAGTGCAAAAATAACTATATCTTGATAATGGCTACCATCAAAGGCTGGAATCAGTATTTTTATTTCCTCTTCTGTAAAAAAATCAATTTTGTTTTTTCGTTCTAATATTTCTAAATCCTTTTTATTATCTTTGGGTAGTGTTACATTATTGCAAGGATTTTTAATTGTATATCCATCTTTTTCACAATACACAAAAAACAAATGCAGCAATTTATGAATAGCTTTTACTCTATATGGAGTCATTGGTTTTTCTGTGTGTTTTAATTTTAATTTCATCAACCTATCATAAAAGTTCTGAATATTTATTGATTTTAAATCTTTAATTGGTTGAGTTGAAATATCATCTGGCTCAATGTAATTTCTGTATAAGCCTTCATAACTTTCAAATGTAGATGGTTTTAATTCATGTTTTTTATGCTCAAATAACCATTTAGGGAATAAATCTGTAATAGTTATACAATCATTAAATTGTAATCCTAATTTTAGATTTTGGATATAATCTATTGCTTTTTGTTCCGCTTCTGATTTACTAGATCCATAAAAAACTTTCTTAATAGGTTCTCTATTTTCTTTATGTCCTATAGTTTTAGTTACTTTATAATAATTATAGCCATTTACATTGAAATTAGTCTTTCTTGCCAATTTATTCTACCTCCAATGCACATTTTTTTGACCAAACACTTGCAAATAAATGACTATTCATATATAATACAAATAGTCGTGTAAGTGTTTTATCTTTTGTACACTTACTATAGATTCTTTAGTTTTTTGAATTAAAGGGATAGTTAGAGCTAAATCATTATGAGGGGTTTAGGCTCTAACTATTTTTTAGTATTCATATTTAGGTCTAATTAACATCCATATTATCCAAAGACCACCAGTACAAAGTATTAAAATTAAATCTAATAAAAGATTATAATGCTTTTTTTGTTTTGTAGGACCAGTAGAAGATGCTGCTGCTGAAGCAGAATTGTTTATTATTATGTTTTTATCAGATTGTTTATTATAACTCTTTGTAGGTTCTCCACATGTAGGACATACGATTGCATTGTCATTCTCAATTTGATTTCCACAATGTTCACAATATTTCATAATTATTCTCCTTTCTAAAAATATATATTATAAAAATGCTGATTTCATTTCAACTCTAATAACTTTACCTATAATGTGTAAATCTGTAGCTTTTTCTTTCGGAAAGTATGGGTTTAATGGTTCTAATTCGTATTCATTGTTATCTAATATTAGAATTTTCCTAATAAGTAATTTATCATCATTAATCAATAAATATATTTTATTATTTTTTATACTAGAACACTTTTCAATTATTGCAGTATCCTCTGTTCCTAAAAGTGGCAACATTGAGTCATCTCTAGCAACAAATGCAATATATTCTTTGTTTTTTTCTAATTTGAAATTAGCATATATATATTCTTGTGCTGGATCAGTTATAAAAGAATTATTTTCTTTATTATAATTAATTCTAATAACAACTGGAATTTTATTATTTTTATTAGCAACATTGTCATCAAAAAAATCATCTGTCAAATAATCAGTATATCCACATACTTGCATTAGCTCTCTATAATTAGTCATGCCTTTAGAATTTGTAGCAATGCTATCAAGTATTTTTGGAGAAGGTGGCTTTTCTTTTTTCATATTCATGTATTCTGATAAATAACCTCTGCTAACACCAACTTTAGAGGAAAATTCTCTCTGTGTATCAAAGGTTTCATATATTTCTTTTAAAATTTTCGCAAATTTATTTTTATCAAACATAATAAAACCTCCCAAAACTATTGTACAACAAGCGTTCAAAAAAGTCAACAAAAAAAGTTGAAAATTTTTAACAAAAAGTGTTGACTTTTTTTATTTAATATAATAAAATGAATTTGGTCAAAAAAATGACCAAGAAAATATAAGAAAGGAAGAGGCAAAAAATGAGGTTAAATATTGAAGCAATAAACAAGCTAATTGAGTCACAATACAGGGGTAATACAACATGGTTTGCTGATGAGATTGGTGTAAATAGAAGCTACCTAACTATGATATTAAATGGTAAGCAAAAAGATGACAGCACTAAAGTAATCAATCATCTAGTAGCTTATTGCGAAAAGAAACACCTTAATTACAAAAACTATATTTTTTTACCTTAAATGGTCAAAAAAATGACCGAGAAAGGAGGGAGTATTTTGGAAGAACAGTGGATAAGCCTAAATCAATATGAAAAACGATTTAATTTAGGACATAACACAGTCTTACAAATGATAGCAAATCATGAAGTCGAGTACATCAGAACAGGCACAAGGTACAAAATTAAGGTTGGCAGTAAAAACACTGTTCCTAGAGAGATGTTCGAAAAAGAACAGGCTGCTAGAATTAAGGCAGAAACAACATTAGATTTACTTAAGAAAGTTTTAGAGGGAGGAAAATAAAATGAAAGTTGTAAACAAAGGAAAGTTTATTTCAAGAATAATTGAGTTACTTATTATAGTAGGTACAATTATTATTACACCAAAAGCAATTTCTTATGCAAATGCATGGAGAGGTTACAAAGGATTTGGAGGAGAATACCTAGTTCCAGTTTTAGGATTAATAGCAATATTAGTTATTGAAACAATTCTAGAGGAAAGAGAGGTAAAAGCACATGCCAGAAGATAAATTACATAAGTGTTATATATGGCACATTGTAACATTAGCAAAAATGAAATATCTATTAAGAGAATTAAAAGGAGGGAAAATAAAATGATAGGAAAACACACAGAGGAAGCTCAAAAAATTAAGCAATTAGAAGAAACAGTTGCTGCAAAAGATAAGGAAATTAAGGATATTAAATTTAGTTTGGCAGATATTTTATTAAGAATTAGAAACTTAAATGAGTCAAACGATTATGGGGATCCATCAGTAAAAAGAAGAAAAATTTCAGAATTGTGTACAGATACAAGATATGAATTACTTATTGATGAAATAGATGGATTTTACCAAAAAGAAAAAGCAAAAGTAATAAAACTACCTACAACCGACCAAAGCCATAGATAGTTTTTATAAAGAAAATTTATATAAATTCACTTTATTTGCATTTTATCATAAAAGTAAATTTGGTGCAATAGAAAGGAGAAAATTTTGGGAAAGCCAATGCAACGAAACAGAAATAAAAATAAAACAGTAAAAACTTGTGAGAATTGTATAAATTGTATGTATCAAGAAGCTGGAGATATGTATTGTGATGAGCACGAAGATTTTGCTCTAGTATATGATGAATTTTGTCCAACAGAAGATTATATGTGGTGCAAAGGAAAGAAATTTGAAGAGAGGTAGATAAAATGGAAACATGCAGTATTTGTGGAAAAAAGTATAAAGGTTATGGCAACAATGCTAGACCAGTAAATGATGGCAGATGTTGTGATGATTGCAATTATAAAGTAGTAATACCTAAAAGAATTGAAGTTTCAATGAGTATAAAACCACAAAAAAAATCAGATATGAAAGGTTGGTAAAAATGACTAGAGAAGAATGGTTAGAAGAAAGGAAAACTGGAATAGGTGGCTCGGATGCCTCTGCAATAGTAGGATTAAATCCATATAGCGATAACATTAAATTATGGGAAATCAAAACTAAAAGAGCAGAGCAAGATGATATTTCAGACAAGCCCTATGTAAAATATGGTGTTGCTATGGAAGATAATTTGAGACAAAGTTTTGCGATAAAACATCCAGAATTTGAAGTGATACATCAAGAAAATACAATAATTAGACATCCTAAATATCCATTTTTATTTGCTAGTTTAGATGGTATTCTAATCAATAAAGAAACTGGAGAAAAGGGAGTTCTAGAAATAAAAACATCAGAGATTTTAAGGAGTATGCAAAAAGAAAAATGGAATGATCGTGTTCCGGATAATTATTTTATACAGGTATTACATTATCTAAATGTAACTGGATTCTCTTTTGCATTCTTATTTGCAGAACTAACCTATTCAGATGATTTACAGATGACTAAAACATTTAAGTTTGACAGAAATAATTTAGCAGAAGATATAGATTATTTACAAGAAAAAGAAATTGAATTTTGGAAATATGTTGAAGAGGATAAAAGACCTCCGCTAGTATTACCAAATATGTAGAAAGGAAGATTTTAAAATGAATAAATATGAAAGTATTATTATAGTTGCTCCAACTGTAGATGAAAAAACTCAAAAGGAGATTGAAAACAAATATTCAAATCTAATTAAGGAAAACGGAAAGCTAGAAGAATTTAAAAGTCTAGGAAAGAAAATGTTAGCTTATGAAATCAAAAAGAATAAATATGGAATTTATTTTGAGATTGACTTTGAAAGCGAGGCATCTTTTATTACAGAGCTAGAAAGATAATATAGAATTGATGACAATATTATGAAATTTATAGTAGTTAAGAAGGAGGATTAATAATGGAATTAAAAGTTGAGGAAATAAAATCATTAGCACCTATTCAATTCAATTATGAAGATATTAAGAAATGGGTAACAGAGAAAGCAAAGGAATATAAGTCAGTAGTATATACAGAAGAAACAATTACTGCTGCAAAATCAGATAGAGCTACATTAAATAAGGTTGCAAAAGCAATAAACGATGAAAAAATTAGAATTAAGAAAGAGGTTTTAAAACCATTTGAAGATTTTGAAAATAAGTGTAAAGAACTTCAAGGAATAATTACAGATGCATCAAGTTCAATAGATGCACAGGTAAAAGCATTTGAAGAAAAAGAACAAAATGAGAAAAAAGAACAAATAAAAGCATTGTTCGATATCTACATAGGAGATTACAAAGATTTAATTTTATTTGACTTAATATTTAATCCTAGATGGTTAAATAAAACATACACAATGAAGAAAATTGAAGAAGAAATAAACCATTTAGTAGTTAAAACATCAGATGATATGAAAGTTTTAGAAGGACAAATAAAAGATGAAGTGATTTTAAAACAAGTACAAGCATTTTATTTTTCACATATTGCAGAGTCAGACTGTTTAAGTAGCTCTTTAAAATATGGAATGAATGTTATTGAGAGCAATAAGAAATTAGAAGAATTAAAACAACAACAAGAAGCTAGAAAAGAAGTACAAGTTCCTACCAAAGAAGAACAAGCACCAGTGGAAGAAAAATTACAAGTTATTGATTTTAGAGTAATGGTTACTCAAGAACAAAAGATGAAAATTAGAGAATTTTTAATTCAAAACAATATTAAATATGGACCAGTTCCAAGAAAGGAGGAAAAATAGATGGAAAAGAAGAAAAAACAAGATTGCAAATTTGATGTTCGATTAATCGAAAATGAAGAGGAAACACGAATTGAAGTTAAAGCTAAAAATGAAGAAAGTGTTTTAACAGCATTAGCAATGTTTGTTAAAGAAATAAAAGAGCATGGACATATAGCAGAACACAAAATCAGATATGCTTTTAATTTAGGAATGGGAATTAAAGACGAACAACCAAAAATACAAGTGAAAGAAATTCACATTACAAAAGAAAATGAAAATGAATTTAAAGAATTATTAAAAAAAATAACTGGGGAGGAATAAAAAATGCAAGAAAAATTAAATTTAGATAATGAGTTATTAAAACCTATGAAAGAAAAATTGGAAGATGCAATAAGCATGTACACAAAAAATGCAATTCTAACAGGAAAAGAATCAGAAATAACACTAAAAATAAGTGTTGGAGTTATTGAAAAAGAGAGGGAATTTAACGATAAAATTGAAAAATATTTACAACCTACTTATGAATTTCAATTTACAGAAAAAGTAAAAGAAGATAAGACAGCATATAAAGGTATGGCGGGATTTGATTATGCAGTTGAAATAAACGAAGAAAATGATGTTATTGTAAAAAATGTAAATGAACAACAAAGTTTATTTTAGAAAGGTAGGAACGAAAA